GCACCTGAAGAAATATTAGTTTCTGTTGAAGTGGACTGTGTAATTTGTTTGTATAACAATGGGTCTCTAACAGGAACAATTGCATCCATCCAATCATAAATCTCTTTAAAGTTCACTAGGTCTTCATCTACTAAGAACTCGACTGACATTGTTTCGTAATACACTTTATCGCCTGGAAAATATGCATCAAGTCCAACACCTGCCGCTTGAGTAACTTCTGTAAATGTTAAGCCTGGAATATTCACTGACCTTACATAGTATTCTACGTTAGGACACTTATCAATGATAAGTTTAAAATTATTCTTATTAAGAAGTGATTTATTAATATCAACCATTTATTTTTAGTATCCGTTTAGACGAAGAAGTATCGAAATAATCACCATCTCGATACTCTCTCGTTGTAGTTTCTTCACATAGATAACCATCTTTGATTAACGTTGTAATGGTCTTACGACTTAATACATTCGTTGTCTCTTCCCCATTAGGAAACGTTTTTGCTTCCCATGGCCCTTCCATCACATTCACTTGTTTATCATACATAATTATCTCCGTGTACTACTATTTAGGTTACTTCTCTGTAACAAACTCATTAAGTTGTCTAGCAGTTCTAATAACTTCTTCACCAGTGATTTCTCTTAAAGGTAAAGGTTTCTTATCATTGGGGAATGAATCGTTGTGTGCATAGATAGCGTCAACTTCCCTCTGATAATTAGAGGTCAAAAGACCTTCTGATAGTGATAATAAGTCAGCTCGAATTTCGAACCCCGATTTTGTTGAATTACTCATATTTTTCTCCGTGTGTATGTGTAATGTACTGTATTGTACCTTGTATTTAGTGCGTAAAAACACTTGACAATGGGTTGCATTTTTTGGTATACTATAAGTATGGAAAAACAAACAATAATTTTTGACGTTGATGGAACTATCGCTGATGTAGAGCATAGGAGATATCACGTTACTCAACAACCTACCGACTGGAAATCATTCAAAGAGGCGACTCAATTTGACACTCCTGTACAATGGGTGTGTGATATCGCAAAGAAACACATTGAAGACGGACACGATGTCGCATTCTTCAGTGCAAGAAACGAGTCGCAAAGAAGTCTTACTGAAGCTCAGATTGATGAGTGGATTGGTAAAGGACATCAAGGTCTTTTCCTTAGACCCGATGGCGACTTCAGACCCGATGAAGTGTTCAAGTCCGACCTTGCAGATAAATTCGAAGAGTTCGGTGGTAAGATTGACATTGTCTATGACGACAGAAACAAAGTTGTTGCAATGTGGAAAGCAAGAGGAATCAATGTGGTTCAAGTTGCTGAAGGAGATTTTTAAAGTTACGTTGAGAGAAACCGAGGTTCGTTACCTTGCCTGAAAAATGGAGTCAAAAACAAATAACGATTGTGAGATAGAAGACCTCAACTAGAGACCCCAGTTAACCTGCTGAAGAGTGAGAAGTGACTGGGGTTTCGCTTATCTGAGATAAAAAAAAGGAACCCGAAGGTTCCTTTTTAAAGTTAATAAAAACTTTTGATTTACAGAATGTTAGTAACTGCAAATTTTCTGTAGTACTGGTTAGTACCTGCAGATGCAAGTCCGTCAGCTGGTGTAGCACCAACGAAAGGATTTGAAACCATACCATATCTAGTTTTGAAACCGATTTTTGGTTGGAATGTGTTCTCGCCAACAGCACGAACCATTTGTAATGGAACGTATGGGCAATAGAACATACCTGCATCATACGGATTAGTTCCTCTATAACCAACAGTCAAGTAGTCTGAAGACGCATATGGGTCAACGTATACTTTAACTCTACCGTTTAGAACACCAGCAAATGTATTGCCTGTGTCATCTACGTTTAGAGATGTTGATAAAGCAGGTGCGTAATCTAATACTCCTGCCATTGAAAGAGCAGATGCTACGTCTGAAGAACATAGAATAAAGTTTCCTTTACCTCTACGAGTCTCTTTAGCGATTGCATTTGATTCTCTTTCTATTTGGAACAATAATCCTTTGAATTTCTCAACAGACCATCTTCCGTTAGCATCAACATCTAAGTTGAATGTTCCAGCGGTTGCAGCTGCCTGAGCACCTGTTTTCGCTTGGATGTTGACATTTCTGACAACTTCACGGTTAATTTCTGCAAGAATTTCTGATGAAAGAATATTTGCTAATTCTGATTCTGCATCAAGACCGTGGATTGCTTTGAGGTCTTGTGCTAATTCTAATGTGTATTCTGCTTTTAATGCTCTTGACTTAGCAGTAACTGTAGCTTTCTCGATTGAGAAACCCATCTGAGCGAAACCGTTAGAGGCTTCAACATCACCGAGTGCTTCTGCGTTAGCAGTAGACATCCCAGCACCTGTATCACTAGCATAAGAACCGTTGAACGGGTCTCCTGTTTGTGCTGCAAGCTTTCCGTCTGCAGTAGGGTTAACGCCGGCAGAGTAATCACTCTGTACTTCGTCAATTCCCATTGCTTCAGATTTAGTTAAACGTGTTCCTGATGGATAATCATTATATCTTGCTTTCATAGCAAAGATTAATCCAGTAGGGCCAGTCATTGGTTGAACTCCACAAATGTCGTACGCAACGAGATTTGGCATAGCACGTCTTACTAGGGATATTAAACTCGGATCCCAGTTAGAAACGCCTGTTCCAGTAGCATTTAAAGGTGCTGCTTCTTGCAAGTTCTGCTCGTTAAGAGCTTTCTCTTGGTTCTCAAGAATAACAGCAGTGACTGCACGTTTGTAGTTGTCTTCGATTTTTGGTAAATCGGAGTGTTCTAGAATCGGCGCCCACTTTTCTTGTAAGTTTTCTGATAAAAACATTTTATTTTTCCTTTAAATTAAACTCTAACCTAATGGTTGAAGTTTTGTTATTGCTGAAGAGTACTTGGCCATTGTTGGGTCAACTGTACTTGAAGCTTTCACTTCAAATTCATTATCACCTTCAACAACTAAGGTCTCAGTCACTACCTTTTCACCTTCTGCAGGGAAGTAGGCACTTTTGATTTCTGCAATCTTCTCTTGGAAGTCTGCTTCGTCTTTGTAATCTACTCCTTCAGCAAGTGAAGATAGTTTTTCTTTTTGCGTATCAGTCAAGTCCGAAGACGCTTCTGACACAACATTTCCTCTCTTGAGTGTATCTAATTCTTCAACGATTGCCATGTTTTGAGACACTTCACCGTCTAGTTTAGCTTCCATCTCTTCGAGACGATTTGCGAGTTCATCGATAACATCATACTTATCTTCAGGAACGTCAACATAATGTTCTACGAACAATGTTTTCAAACCTTCGATAAAGTTTTCTGTCATTTCTGACCTCAAACCACGTTCTATTGCAAGTTCGTTTTCTTTCGTCCACTCTTCTGCACAATAGGTTAAGTATTTGTCAACTGCAACCGTAAGGTCACCTTTAACAGAATTAACTGTAGTTTTTAATTCTTCTTGATATTTAGCATCAAGTTCTTCTTTAACTTCCTGTACTTTTGATTGTACAGCAGCCTTGAAGATTGTTTTTGCTTTTTCAGCATTTTCTTCTGAAAGGTCTAATGCTTCTGAAATTGCAGATAGGTCGTCATCTATTTCAATTTCAACTAATGAAGACTCAACATCTGCAGAAACTTCTTCTGAGACGGCATCTTCTAATACTTCTTCTTTAGACACTTCTTCAGACATAGACTCTAGGATTTCTCCTACTTTGTCTTCGTCCATAGATTTTAAAGACTCAACAACTGCTCTTGCAACTTCTGCTTTAGTCAAACTCTCGTCCTCTTCAGACTCAGATATTGTAGACAATACTGATTGAAGTTCTTCCTTAGTCATTTCCTTCATGTTGTTGACTATAGCTTTTATTGATTCCATCTTGGAAGGTTTAGTGTCTTCTTTGATTTTCTCTTGCTTTTCAGCCTTACCAGCACCTTTCTTCTGAGGGTCACCTTCGTTTGAAGGGACTTTCTTCTCAGCGTCTTTTACTGACTTAACTGCTTTGTCAACAGGATTGGTTTCAACTGGGACGACTTCCGCTTTACCTGCATCAATAGATGCGGCATCGGATGAACCTTGTTTGACTGGTTTTTTATCACCTTTTTCAGCTTTAGCGTCAGGTTGTCCTGCCTCTAATACTGTTTCTACAGTTTCATCAACTGTAAGGTTATTTTCTAACTCTGCCATTTTTTTCTCCTGTTTTAATACTTTAATGTATTACTTTATTTTATTTATATGTTATAGACTCTCAACGAACCTTTTCCATAGATTTAACTTAGTTTCTTCTAATTTATTTAGTCGTGCAGATTTAAGAGTTCTTTGGAAGTCTTCTGCTTGGTGAGCAGTTAATATTCCATCGGCACCCATAATCCACTCGACACCTTCCATTATTCCTTCGACAAACGCCTCAGGAGCAGATGGGTCTGCAACGATATCGCCTGCAGTTGCAAGTTGAAAATCGTCTTTAACATATTGTGCATTTCCCTTTTGTTCTAGTGAACCAAGTCCTCTAGAAGATACTCCGAGTTTTGCACCATCATTGATAAGAGCTTTTACTATCTCACCATTTGGAGTACTTAAAATCTTTGCTTTTCCAACATAGTTCTTACCTTCTAGGGTAAGTGATTGGATAAGATGCGATACTTTATCTAAATTAATAGTTGGCCCTTCAGGGTGACCTAACTCACCAAACGCACGTTGCTTCTGAACGAACTCTTTGTTGTAACGGTCTACTTCCTTCTCCATAATCGCTTTTGGATAGACTCTACCGTTTCTGTTTTTGATATCCGATTGCATGAAGACGCCTTCTATAAAGTAGTCTTTACCACCTGCTTTTGATTCGGTGATAATTGGTGCAATTGAATCGTTAAATTCAGCTATTAATTTCATTTACTATTTCCTCTATTGTAATATCAAATTCTTCACCCATGTTCTTCATAATCTTTTTGATTTCTTTAAATTCTTTTTCGGCAGATTTTATATCTTTATATGGTGAATCACCAGTAAAGTTTCTACCATTTACAAAAACGTGAATCTTTCCTTTACTACTAGAATACACGATATCAACAGACTTTCCACCAACTTTGGTGACCTCTGACTTGACCTCTTTGTGTCCTGAAGGAAGTTTAGACTTCGCCTCATTCAACTCTTGTACCATACTAGTGAAAGACTTCATTTATGCCTCTGTTCCTTCCTTCGAGTCCATCCAGTCTACTTGACTTTCAACTCTTTTAAAGTCCACTGCACTTGCAGCTTTCTCTTTGATACCCTGATGAATTAGGTCTTTCGCACCCTGCAATTCACCTGCTTCTATAGTATCTACAATTTGTCTTGCTATTGTTACTTCACTCATTTATTGTCTCCAATTTCGTTCGAATCATAAAATCCGTCATTATCACCACTATCACCATCAGACTTTTCGTCTTCGATTTGGTCATCAATTATTTTGATGTCCTCTTCAGTTTGTCTTAGGATATACTTTCTGACATACTCTTTACTAAAGTATTGTCCGACATATTCCTGAGCAGTTTGTAGTGCATCTAGTCTCTCTTTAAAAATCTCTTGTTCTTTTAATTCTGTAAAGTGGTTGTCTGCAGTAAAGTCATATTGTAAAAAGTCTTTAAACTTATCAAACTCTTCTGCATTTAACACCTCTTTTAGAACCAATTGAGTTCTTAATAAATCGGTAAACACTCTAGCAAACTTCTTCTGAAGTCTGTTAGTGAACTTATTAAACTTAAGTTCGTCTCTAGAAATCTCAGAAGAACGACCCATATTGAATCCGTTATCTGCTTCCATTCTAGAACTAGGAACATTTAATGATTGGTATAACTTCTTCTTGAAGTATTCTACGTCATCAATTTCTGCGAGGTTTTGTCCACCAGGCAAGGTTGTAATTTCTGTTCCTCTACCACCTTCTCTTCTTGGTAACCAAAAATCTTCCAACATACTCATATGTTTTCTATCATCTTTGATTTCACCTGTATCTGCATTATAAACAAGTTTATTTCTATACTTATTCATAACATCTGCAAGATACTGTTCTGCCTTTGCCTTTGGAAGATTACCTACATCTATGTAAAATATTCTTCTTTCAGGAGCCCTAGACAATCTATAGATTACTAGTGCATCTTCCATCATTGATAACTGATTTGCAGTCTTCAATGCTTTGTGCAAATATCCGATAACTGCATTCTTGTTAAAATCTAACAATCCCGAAGTAGTATAACATACTGCCTCAGGTGCAATTTTTACTGTTGTCCCTTCATTGACACCAGTTTTATCAAATCCTTTATCATTGAAGACATAAAATTCTTCAATTTTTGAAATAATTTCGACACCCTTGTCTTTCTTAGTTTCAACATTCCTAACCTTCTTAATTTTAAGAGGGTCAACTTGTCTAATATCAACAAGACCTTGTTTAGTTCTGTTGCCATCAACTACCTTATGGAAGTAAATCCTTCCATCAACGTACCATTTTCGGAATATTTCATGAGAGTTCTGATTGAACTTCATCATTGATAAGATTGCGTAAAACTCGTCTTGCATCTTGTTTTTGATGCTATCAGAGAGTTTCACATCTCTGAGGTCGAGTGTTACTATCCTATCGGCACTATCCGAAGTGATACACTCATTAACTATATCTTCAATAGCTGCATCGCATTCAGGTACAAGAGAGGTTTCTCGGTATCTTCTAATGAGTTCGACCTCATTTTTAATACCACCTTCCATGTCCACATAGGCACCATAAGCGCCTCCTGCGATGTAACCTGCGTTTTGTGAGACAACGGGTGTTCCGTCATCATCAACTTGAGGGACAAACGACTTAGCGTTCTTAACCTCTGCAGCTCTTAACTCGTCTTTTTTACGAGTGATTTCAAATCCAAATATATCCATAATGTTATTTATACCACCTAAAAGTAGCAGTATTCACTGTACTAATGTGTACTTAAATTACTCTTTCCCAGTGAGAATAGGCAAATGTTGCAGTAAATTCCGTAATTCCTTCAGCGTCATTAGCAAGTGCTACTGTACTGAGTTCTGTTGGGAAGATATTGAAAAATTCGTATCTCGCTAGGACTGAGTCGTCTTTACCTAGTTGTTCGACAAATGCCCTACTTAATAAGTAGTCTGTTGTCGCCATACCTAATGAAGTTCCGTGACCTTGAATGTCTTCTTGCCACTGTTCTAATGAAGTTCTTGCTGAAAACTCGACATCATTAACAATTGTTACTTCCCAATCAGCGTATGTTCTATCTCCAGCAAGTTTTAATATTTGCCCTTGATATGGAACTTCTACCGAAGATATTGAAGCAGCAGGAATTGATGAACCTTTCGCCAAGAACTCAATCTTATTACCTGCACGGGGTAGAAAAACTCTAAATCTGTTTGCCCTTGGGCCACCACCTATTAATTGTGCCTTAAATTGGTCTATTGTTGACATTTATAATACTCCTGTTATACTGCTGAATAAATTTCTTCGAACTGAACACCACTTCTAGCAGCGACAAAGTTCAATGTTATATAGTTAATAGAACGAGCAGGTTTAACAAAGATAGAACAAACAAATTCGTTCCTATCCATGACTGAATCAGTGTTGTTTGTTTCATCACAAACTACTGAGAAGTCAATTAAACCCCTTCTATTTTTGACATCCCTTAAGAAAGGTTCGATTGCAGCCCTAAACTGAGCACGTGTGAACGAATCGTTATATTCGAACAACTGTGCTTGAGCGGCAGTTGATATTGCTTTCTCTAAAACTATGAACAATCTTCTTACATTGATTCTATCGAATGCAGAAGGTGTTGTTAGTGCTGTTTTGTCCCCGAATAGGATTGTTCCTTGGCCTGGGAATGTTGCGACTGGGTTAACTCTTGCACGATACAAGTCATCTCTAGATGCTTGTTTCGGGTTGAATGCAATCTTAGTTATTCCTAAGTATTGACCTCTTGAGAAACCTGCAGGACTTACCCATGCATCTCTTTGAAGGTCACTTCTTGCCATAATTCCACCAGTGTGTCCGTTTGCAGGAACCCAACAATATCTATCGTTGTATCTGTCGTACTGATAAACCCATGTTGAATCTAATACTGCGAATGAACTTGAAGTTGCAGTGTTACAATCTGCAAGGACATTTGTTGTTTGTGTTGACTCTGAAGTAACACCAACTACTGAAGCACGTCTAGGACTTGCGAGAACCATGCAGTCT